CTATAAGTATTTTTACGTCGCTTTCTTGGTATAAACCGTTTATTTCACTAATGTCTACGCGGGTGATAACTACCTTTACATTGGTGCGCTTCTTGGCTGCTGTTACTACCCCCGTAGATGGGTCGTAGGCAGAGCTTTGCTGTTGCACAAATACAGCGGGTTGGCCCCACTCTTTGATGAGCGGTGCGGCTAAAGGCCCAAATACATCGTCAACTTTGGACATCAGTTTCTGTAGAGACGGATTTCACGCCTGTTGCCAGCGTACCAGCAGCCCAGCATGTCTACTAGGAAGGGAAATCTTTGTAATACGGCTGGGCCGCTGAGACTTACTTTGCTGGATTCACCTTCCTTGTACTCGAAGAACTCTTGCTCTAGGTCGCCTAGCTTGTTTCGTCTTACTGAACCCTGTTGCGAATCTGGGGCTTCCGTTCCCCCCGTTATGACGTTCGGATTGGCTGCAAGTTTTAGGGCAAGCTCAAATGTGGCTTGTTTTACCTGCAAGGGGATAGTCGTACACACTGCCTCGCGGCAGAAACATGTGACTTCTTTTCGCGGCCAGTTGAGCCGTTGCGTGTCGCTACAGCATTTGCCGCTCCAAGTGATGGGGTCTAGCCATTGGGTCGCTTGGATTAAGGCGACCTGTTTGTAAGGGTCGGAGTTGCTGTCCCATTCCCCGTTGTTTGCGCTCGCGCCAAAGTAAGTGTTGGCTTCTGCCAACGTCACGTAGCTGTTTGAGTCGGTGCCGCCGACTGTTGCATCTAGTGTGGGGGTCGGGTCGGCCATTACAGATCTAGGGCGATGACTTCAAAACCTTGACGCTGGTAATCTTTTTTGATTCTCGCAGCTTCTTTTGGGACGCAATCAACAACAGCAGGATGCCAGTCTGGGCGCATGTGAGACGGGAAATTTTGCGGGAAATCCAGATACAACCTAACGATGTCAACCATTGCCGAGGCTTCGGGTGGTTGCTTCATTCTAGTTACTGCATACCAATAAAAAAGAGCCCCCGCAGAGGCTCCTGATTGTTACAGCTGTGTAGCAGAACTATGGGGTTGTGCCGCCGAAAGGGCTGTTCACAAACAGACGCACGATGTCAAAGTTGCGAACATCTGTGTAGATGTTCGTCCATGACCCTGCGGTTCCCAAAGTTGAGTTGGCGGGGTTGTCAGCTCCACCGTAGTTTGAGCCGAATGCGTGGTAACCGTAGTGGTAATCCACAGAAATAACGTCCTGCTTGGACAGGATGTTACGGTCTGCTTCGATACGCAGTTCTTGCTGCACACCTTCGGCTACAGCACCTTCGGCCATCATGTAGACCGGGTACTTCAACGCATTGCCTGACGTTGCGGTGAGGCCGTCAACGCCTTGGATGTTGTCATCCACGATTACGCGCATTCCCGCAAAATAGGAAATAGCGTCGTTGGTAAGGCCAATGCCGCCGCCTCCCCACTGCACATCGGTTCCGCTAGACAGCGAATCTGATGAGAAGGTCAACATACCTACCTGCTGGAGGTAGAAGTATGAGCTGCTGTGCATCACAATGATGCCCAAACGGTCGGCACGTTCACCAAGCACTGATTTGGCTTGGATTGCTGATGCAGCTGAAAGATAGTTGGAAGCTGCCAGCGCACCAGGGGCAGAGTCAGCTGAAACGTCGGTTTGGAGTCCGGCGTAGGCAGTCGCAAACAAGCCGTTGAACTGAGACAGCAATGTTGCCATCTTCAACTTGTTGATTGCTGTTGCCAGATAGTTGCGGATCTGACCCATTGGATCGCTACCTGAGCCCAAACGGCTGAGGTCGTCCACTGCGTAGCTGAAACCGCGATGCAGGATTGGACAAGTTTGCTTGCCAGCCTGGATCTTTTGCGGTGTCAGATAGCCGTTTCCGCTGGTTCCCCATGTGCTGTTGGAGCCGATTAGCTCCTCAGTTGGGGTGATGGGCTTCCAAGTAGGTACTTCTACTTTTACGCCGCCTGCGCGGGCGTCCAAAGATGCGCTACGCACTACGCCGCCTGCGCGGAGCATTGCGGATTGCTCGTAGATTGCCTCGGCTACATATCCGAGAAATTCTGGACGGGTAATGATGTCGGAGAGGAATGTTCCTCCCCCGTAATTCTGAAAAGGCGCAGCCATGATCTGGGGTGCAAGGGTTTACCGTGGATTACCCGCGACCTGCTTCGGCCTTAAAAGCCTTGGCTAGTTCTGGGTTCTCTACCTCAAGTCTCAATGCCTCCGTCAGGTTTCCCGAACGGTAAGGATTATCTTTGCCAGGAGCAATTGATGGGGCTGGTGAAGCGCCCATACCAGCGGAAGTAGATGCACCAAAATGATGCTGCCATTCTGTTGACTGCTTCAGGTTTGAAAGGTATTCGCCCAGTGATTGTTCGACGCCCCCGTTAAACACCACTGGGTTGCCCTCACTATCTGTTTGCAGTGCAGATTGCAACAACGTGTACATCTGTTGGGAATTCAACGCACCAGCTGTATTTATTTGGCTGAGTGCTGCTGCCTTTAGACGGTCCTGTTTCCTTTCTTGAGTCACAGACTCAATTCCGTTTTCTAGCTCCGAGATCCGCAGATCTTTTTGCTGGACAGTCTTCTTTAGGTCTTCCCAAAGTTGCTGGTACTGGCCCTGTTCCTCTAAAGAGGTACGGACTGCAAGTTGTTGCGACTCCTTTAACTGCTCGACTTCCTCGCGGAATTTTTGCAGTTGTTGGCGAGATTCATCCAGCTCCTTTTTTGCTTGCTTGGCGTGCTGATTTGCAAGACCGAGCTTATGCTTTAACAAGTCACTTTCACCGGATTCGGCAATTGGTTCTTGTTGAGAGGAGCGGACGGGTTTGTTGAGTAAAGCGGGGTCGATGGCCACGGGCACATCGCTACTGGTCACAGACTCAGCTATCGCAGTTTCCTCAGACATAAAAACTTGAGGTGTACTCCATTATCTTATCCGCATACAGATTTTTACGGCAAAATAAGTCATGGATGATCGTACACGCAAAAATTGGGCCAAAATTAAAAAGGCTTTAGAGCAGGCGGGTAAGACTGATTGCTTCTTTTACACACGCGCAGTAGAAATCTTGGCGGGTAGACCAGACCCCCTACTGTGAAGAGCGGTATTATTGAGGTAGTGGGTTCAGCTGATGTCCGTCTCTCCAGGTAGTTACGACTTCACGCTACAGAGAAGAGCGGATTTTTCCCTTGCCTTGCAGTTCAAAGACAGTACAGGTACTCCCATAGATCTGACAGGGGCCACTATCGAGTCCCAAGCCTGGAACGAAAAGCGCACCAGGAAGTACGCGGATTTTGCGGTTACATACAATGATCGAGTTAATGGCCAGATTACGATAAGTCTTACGGATACGCAAACTACGGAGTTTCCAGATAGCATTAACTATGATGTTTTGGTTATTAGCGCAGCAGGATTACGAGATTATTATTTAGAGGGTGTTATTACTGTTTCTGAGGGTTACACAGCATGACTACAGTAAATGTTACGACCCAGGACAATACTGTTACTGTCACCACGCCTGATGGCAGCACGGTAGTTGATACCCCTGTAACTACTGTTGTCACAGCGTCTACTGTCGGGCCTCAGGGGCCGGCAGGAACGGGGTTTGATGTTGATACAACAGGTAAAGTGGATAAAAGCCTCGTGTACTACGACGCTTCAACAGGCAAGTTTTTTGCCGACGACATCTGGACTACAGACACGCTTGTTCTTGGGGGCAATTTCTAGGTCATGGCCAACATAATCCGTCTGAAAAAACGTGCGTCTGGCGGTTCTGCTGGTGCTCCTTCATCATTGGCCCCCTCGGAACCCGCTTTTTCTGAAGTTGATTCGATTCTGTACTACGGATTCGGAGATGCCGGAGGTGGGGCAGCTAGTTCAGTTATTGCAATCGGTGGCAGCGGCGCGTTCACAACGCTCACCGGAAATCAGACCATTTCTGGGAATAAAACTTTCACCGGAACGGTTGACCTGAGCGGTGCCACGTTGAGTGGAAACACCACATTTGGAAACGATCTGACTGTCACTGGTGATCTGACGGTCAACGGTACGACTACGACAGTAAACAGCCAAACATTAGATGTTGAAGACAAAAATATAACTCTGGGGAATGTCAGCACTCCTACAGACGCGACGGCTGACGGCGGTGGAGTCACGCTTCTAGGGGCAACCAATAAAACAATTAGCTGGATCGACAGCACTGATTGCTGGACAAGCAATCAAGATTTTGATCTCGTCTCTGGTAAAGCATTTAAGGTTGCTGGAACATCAGTTCTTAGCGGCTCAACTCTGGGTTCTGGTGTTACCGGTTCATCACTAACCAGCTTGGGCACGATTGGCACC